ATGGTGCGTACGATCCTGGCCTAGTGTATATCGAAACCGGAACCGGGGCAGGACAAACGAGACTTATTTTGCAGTACAACGGCAGCACTAAAGTTGCAACAGTTGACCGCGATTGGCGAGTGAATCCCGACAATACTTCTGAGTTCGTTATCCTCGGTGACGCAGGACGCGAAAGCGTCAACGAAGGTTTGGCACAAGCAGCAACGACAACAACAATAACGCTTAACACAAGTGCCTCGACTAGCGACGATGCGTACAACGGGCAGTTAGTGTTTATTCGCAGCGGTACAGGTCAAGACCAGATTGCACTGGTTGAGGATTATGCTGGCTCGACCAAGGTTGCGACGATTCGCACGAGGTCGGTAAACGGTGAATGGGCAATCGTGCCAGACACGACAAGTGCCTATGTGATGATTCCAAACCTGACTTGGACAATTGCGGAAATGCAAAGCGGGCTTGCAACGTCGAGTGGCGTTACAAGTGCGTTCACGGAGATCAAGGGTGCTGGCTGGTCGAGTGGCACGGATACGCTGGAGAAGATCAGTGATGCAGCGGGTGGAACGAATGTCACCATTATGCCACTATCCGCAACGGCAACGGCTCGCGTATCTGGCACGACGATTACTACCTTCATCGGTGACAGGTCTGCTTTGACGGTCGCAGTGTTCGACTCGGCTGGTGCGGCTGTTGACCTTACGGCACAAGGAACGCTTGAAGTCGTGATAGAGCGTCGGGACGGAACTGATTTGCAAGTCATACCAGCAGCAAGCTTGACGATAGGCGGTACATCGAACAATCAATTGACGTTCAGTCCTGATGCAACGGCAGTGGGCACACTAGGCCAACACCTTTGGGCGTTACGAAAGACTAGCAACGAGGGCGTTCTAGCTCATGGCAATTTCGTGGGGAGTGTTGCAGCGTTCGATAACTGATGCTAATAATAGGTGGGTAGAGATGATAAGTAGGGGTGATAGTATAGCCAAAAGTCGTACCCATTGCAGGGGGGCGTACCCCCCACCGGGGTTAGGGTCCCCCTAGGGGGGGTATCTGGCATTGAGGTCGAAGATCATTCCAGGAATTTGAAAAAATAGTCCGTCCCTAATATGGGGAGGTGATGGGCTAGCGTAGGGGGCTTGGGGGTAATCTGCATCCAGCAAGGGGGCAACTAGTGAAGATACGTGATCGCATTAAGGAACTCCGACGCGTCAAGGCATCGGAGTTACATCCGAATCCGAAGAACTGGCGGACGCATCCGAAGCAGCAACTAGACGCACTACGTGGCATCTTAGCCGAGGTCGGTTTCGCAGGTGCGGAACTAGCCCGCGAACTACCAGACGGATCGCTACAGCTAATCGATGGGCACGCACGAGCCGAGATCGCAGGTGACGCGGAAATCCCGGTGCTAATCCTAGACGTTACCGAATCGGAGGCGGACAAGATCCTAGCTACATTCGATCCGTTAGGTGCGATGGCCGAGGCAGATGCCGGTAAGCTAGAAGAATTGCTACGCGAAGTGCAAACCGGCAGCGAAGCGTTAGCAGAGATGCTTGCGGAACTGGCGGAAGATAATGGCGTCGTTCCGGGAAAAGATGTACACGAAAAAGCAGAAAAGCCAGAACTAGAGATATCACCAGAGTTGCACGAGCGACAGGATTATCTAGTTATCGTTTTCGATAATGAACTAGATTGGCAAGTCGCATGTGAACGATTTCAAGTAGAGACGAAGCGGTCATCACAAGTCGAAACGTCGACCATAGAAAAGACAGGCATAGGCCGCGTCATTACATCACAGCACTTCCTAAAGGTCGTCAATGAAGGATATTCACATAGCCATTAAGTCGTTTAGGCGGTCATCGTCAGTAACGACCATCGACGTGTTTCCAGATGCGACAATATGGGTGCCGCAGTCACAGTATTCCGCATACAAAAAGAACTACAGGAATATCGCAGCTATTCCAGATAGCGAAGACGGTAATTTGTGTCGCAAAAGCAATTCGATACTAAAGCGTTCGCCATCGAAATATACGCTAATACTAGACGACGATATCACAAGCATTCATCGGTTCGATAACGGAAAAGATTGCACGTTAAGTTGTGTGCAGTGTTTAGAATTAGTTGACGAAGGGTTTAGTTTAGCTAGCCAGATGCAAGTTAGGTTATGGGGGATCAATCAGAATAGTGACGAAATGGCGTACGCGTCATTCAGGCCGTTCAATCTATTGTCGCCAGTTTTAGGTCCATTCAATGGTCATTTACATACGGAATTGGAGTACGACCAAACCGTCGAAGGGAAAGACGACTACGATTTCTGGTTGCAGAATATCCACAAATACCATCGAACATTGCGGCTAAATATGTTTCACTATATCCACGACCACGGGAAGAAACCGGGCGGATTTGTGTCAATGCGAACGAAAGAAATCGAGCAGAAAGGCATCGAGCGAATGAAGCAGAAATGGGGGCAAAAGGTGTTTTCGGTTGGCGGATCGCCGGGGGCCAGAAGAAATAGAAAAGTGAATCCAGAGGGAAATATACTAAACAGCATGGTACGCGTACCAATAGCAGGGTGCTAGAAAATGGGCATTCGTGATACCCGCATGATGGCACGTGCACTACGCGAACGATGGCCGATCGAAGATCGACAACGCGAACTAATGATGAGAGTTTTAATGCAGATCGCGGCAGATGCAAGTAATTCAGCACGAGAGCGAACCCAGGCAATCAAGGCAATTATTTCAGCGGACGCAGTGAACCTAAAGGCACAAGAGATCCAGCAGCAGAATGAGCACCATTACGACCGCATCGACTTGGCAAGCCTTCATCGGATCGCTGAGGTTGCTAAATCAATCGGACTTGACGACATTGCTCAACGGGCTATCGAAGCAGGATCAGACCGCGATACTAGCCGCGATGATGCTGCCAACCACAACCAAGACAACAGAACGTGACCGAGACCTTGAGAAGAAGCGTTCGTTACGCAGTCAAGCAGCACGCATCGAAATACCTCCGGTTAAGAATCCGAAACGTCGAGAACAAGCGTTAGCTGACCCGCGAAAGTTCCTGCTGACCTACTTTCCGGAGAGATACACGAGGAAGTTTTCGAGACTTCACGAGGTGATGATAGATACCATCTTCGAACGTGCTAAGACTGGCGGACGGCAAGCAATAGCAGCACCGCGCGGAGTTGGCAAGACCGAACTGGTTAAGGGTATGCTCGTCTATCTAATCCTAGCCGAACTGGTTCGCTTTCCTTTGGTCATCGCGGCAACGTCGGAACTAGCAGGAAGAATCTACAAGGACTTTCGAACGAAGCTTTCAACGTCGGAACTTTTGCTTGCTGACTTTCCGGAGGTTTGCCATCCAGTCAGAGAACTTGACGGAGCACCGCAGCGAGCCGGTAAGCAGCACGTCGATGGTCAATTGACTCGGATTGTCTGGACAGCAAACGATTACCTTTCTTTACCCTACGTGCCAGGCTCACCGTATGGCGGCGTTAAGATGAGCTATTACGGTCTCGACTCTGCTTTCCGTGGTGTGAACATCGACGGCGACCGACCCGACTTCGTGCTTATCGATGACCCCGAGACAAGAGAATCAGCCGCAAGCCTTGACCAGATTCATAAGCGTGAAACGATGGTCGACCAAGACGTTGCAGGCCTGTCCGCACTTGGTAGCAATATCGCGATTGCACTTTTAACCACGGTTCAGAATCGATACTGCTATAGCTTTCGAGTAACTGACCCAACAATAAAACCAGCGTTCAACGGCAGGCGTTTTGCACTCGTCGAGAAGTGGCCCGACAATATGGAAGCATGGCAGACCTACATTGCCAAACGTGGGCAGGCACAAGCGGCAGGAGATAAGGATGCGGTCGAAGCGGTCGATTACTATTTAGCTAACCGCGAAGCGATGGATGCTGGAGCTGTGATGCTTGTCGACGACTTCGAACCGATTGAGAAAAGCGGACGGCAATTGGTTCTCTCTGCCTTGCAAGCCTCTTGGAACAAAATTGCAGATACATCGATGACGGCGTTCCTTACAGAATACCAGAACGACCCGGAGGAAGAAGAGTCGATAGAAGGCAACGGACTCACTGCCGGTATCGTTCAGTCTCGAATTGCAAGCGAGATGCAAGACATCCTTCCCAAGGAAACCGAGTGCGTTACGGTGGGTCTCGACATTGGTAAGCACGCATCGCATTGGGTTAAGATTGCTTGGGAAAATCCGGCAATCGGAACAGTTATCGATTACGGTGTCATGGAAACGTACGGGCTATCGTTTCAAAGCGAGACTAAAGCGATTGAATCGGCACTTTTGTCTGCTCTTGAGTCGTGGTCTGAAATAGCACGAGAGCACAACCCGATAATGGTTCTAGTCGACTCGGGTGCTTTCTCGGATGCCATTTACGCTTTCTGCCGAAATGCCGGTCGACCTTTCTTTCCAAGTAAAGGTTGGGACGCTGGAAGATTTCGAATGCCACAAGCTAGAACTGGCGATAAGGTTCCGCTAGACCACTGCTATGCCAGCAAGCAAACCTCTGACCAAGTATGGTTATACAACGTCAACACGGAGTATTGGAAAACGTGGGTGCACCAAAGATTCCTCATTCGGTCTCACTCCGAAAGCGGCAACAGAAACGCCGGAAGCTTGGCACTTTACAATCCTGCCGGAGATCAAAAAAGGCACCTGTCATTCGCACATCATATCGTCGCGGAAGAATTGCAGTTAATCCCAGTCGGAGTCAATGCGACGAAAGAAAAGATGGTTCTCAAGAGCAAGAACAACCATTGGCTAGATGCTACTGCCTTGGCTTGTGCCGCTGCCGGTTGCGTGGGGATCAAAGTAATCGAGCAGCAACAAGCAGTGATAAAGCCTAAAAAGCAAGTCGTTCAGCCAGTAAAATCAAGTGGGTTCCGTGACCCGTGGGGTCGAAGTTTTGTCGCAAAGAGGAGATAGAGAAGTGGGCAAGGTCAGAACAGAAAAACAATTGATTGAGGATTTACCAACACTCGGTGCACCTAACGTCGAAAGCGTAGTTTCGGAAACTTCCGAAAGTGAACTCGCGAAACTCAACGAGACTTTAACGCTAACGCTTACGATACCAGCAGCAGCACACGCCGAAGGCTATGCGACACGTCGCATTGACACCAGTCTCAACCATAAAGAAGCATTGGCCTTCAAGGCGATCCTGACTGCACTGCGTGCCAGTAATACGAAACTCAAAAGCGGTCGTTACGTCAAGAAGCCTGCCGACGTATACCGCTGGATAGCCGAGCAAGTCGAAAGGCAATATGCCGACAACCATCGACACAGTAATCGATACCCTAACGGATAATGCCGATTTCGCGGCAACGTCCGATGTTACGAAGGCTCGTGCGTTTCTTACCGCAGCAATCCAGTTCTTGATTCTTTCGCCAGCATCTCAAGGCGACCAAGGCACATCGATGAGCATAGCACCGGAAACGGTGCGTGCTCTAATGAACAAGGCACAGCAACTTGTCGACGCTGCTGCTAGTGTGACCAACTCAACTAACGCATCGGTGCGGTTCCTATCTGCCAAGCAAGGGTTCCGCAAATGAAGAAGCGTCGTGCAAAGAATCCTATCGTCGAGACCTTTGACGAAATCCGCGCTGATTACGATATGTCTCGGGAATCTCGATTCGTTCGTCGTCGAACTGGCCTTGCACCGCAAGGAAGTACGGCTGATTATCACTATCGAGTCGAGCAGCACTACTACGATGATATCGAAAAAGCCCGCGACATGGACAGAAACGATTCCATCGTTGGGCAAACCGTAACGCGTGCCGTCGATAATATCGTGCAAGAAGGCTTTACCGTCGAACCGCAAACCGGCGATGCTGCCGTAGACAATGAGCTATGGTCTCGGTGGAAAGAATGGGCTGAAAGTTCTGACCTTTGCGATGCACAGGCGGAGTTTACCTTTCACGACTTCGAGCGTTTCAACTGTCGTTCGATGCTTGTCGATGGTGATATAGTTCACGCCGGAACTGAAGAAGGAATGCTTCAAGCTTGGGAAGCTCACCAAGTTCGAACCTTCACGACCCGAGATAACACCATCTTTGGCGTGACGATGGACGAGTTGCGACGCAGAACCAGTTATTGGCTGGTAGCCGATCCTATCAATCCGAACCGTGCCAAGAAGCAAGAGATCGAACTACCCGTTCGAGATGAAGACGGTAATCGGCAAATCTTCCACGTTTATAATCCGAAGAGAATGTCGCAGACTCGAGGAGTTACGGCGTTCGCTCCAATCTTCGCAGTTGCCGGAATGCGCGACGATATCGATTTTGCAATGTTGGTTCAGCGTCAAGTTGCTTCGTGCTTCGCGATATTTCGCAAGCGTCAATATCTCCCAGAAGTTCCGCACCTAACACCAGGTTACGGAGAAGGAACGACCGAGATAAGCGGCACCGGAGAGACTCGGTACATTGAAAACATTGCACCAGGTATGGAAGTCATCGGGCAACCCGGTGAAGAGCTTCAAGGGTTTTCGCCAGATATTCCCGGTGGGGGTTATGAGTTCCAACTCAAGACAATCTTGCAGACCATCGGCACCAATCTAGGTTTGCCGCTTTGTTTGGTTCTCATGGACGGCAGCGAAACCAACTTTTCAGGTTGGCGTGGTGCAGTCGACGAGGCACGCAAAGGCTTTAAGAGCAATCAACGCAACTTAATCAAACGATTCCACGAGCCGGTTTGGCGGTGGAAGGTTCGCCAGTGGATTGAATCCGATGCAGCACTTCGGGCCGTTTCGCAGCGTTCAGATATTACTATCTTTGGTCATCACTGGTCTGCTCCGGTATGGCAATATATCGACCCGGTTGGTGACGCTCAAGGCGACCAGATTCGACTGCAAAACGGTTTGATTTCCCCAAGACGGCTACACGCAGAGAGAGGCCGAGATTGGGAAGTTATCGCAGATGAAACCATTGCCGATATGGAATACGCGATAACCAAGGCCAAGCAAGCAGCAAGAAGAATCAACGCACAATTTAACGATGCTCCAATTCACTGGCGTGAACTGATTTCGCTGCCGATGCCAACCGGCATCCAGATGACGATGCAAGACCCGCAAGCCTTGCAGCAGCAAGCGGAACAGGCAGCAACAGAAGATGCCTCTAGTGAACCAACGGCACAAGTTGGTGCTGGTGAATACAAAGAAATAAGCCGACAGCAATGGAATAGAAACCGCAAGGCAATTATGGATGTCTTGAGTGAATTGACCCAGAAGAAGATTTCTCAAACGATGGCCGAGGTGATGTTAGGCGGCTTGGGTTTATCAAATGAGTCAATCGCAAAGCTTATCGATGATGCTTCCGATGGCACGGTCGACAATCCTCCGCCCGAGGAGCAAGCCTAATGCCTTATTCCGTTTCCAAGTCAAGCGAGTGCTCTGCTAGTAAGCCTTGGGCCGTCCTAAAAGAAGATGGCACCGTAATGGGATGCCATGCAACGAAGGCAGCAGCAACCGAGCAGCAAAAAGCACTTTATGCAAACGAACCGGAGTTACAAGCCAAGTACGAATCGATCGACTTTACACCACCTAAAGGCGTTCGTGATGAGGCCGAAAAGGGTTTAGCTTGGCGGCGTGAATTTGGTCGCGGTGGAACAGGAGTCGGGATAGCACGAGCACGAGACTTGTCCAATGGTGTCAAGATTTCTCCGGACACCGCAAAGCGGATGAAAGCCTACTTCGACCGCCACGAAGTCGACAAGCAAGGCGAAGGCTTCTCTCCTAGTGAGGATGGCTTTCCTTCCAACGGACGAATTGCGTGGGCTTTGTGGGGTGGTGACGCTGGTCAATCGTGGGCTAACAAACTGGTACGACAAATGAACGCAGAGGACAACGCGAAATCGATTAGGGCTGAAT